GAGTTTCACAATTTGACGACAGAGCAACTAGAGCAGGCGCTCGTGTACCTGGCAAGCCCCCAGCGGGTGACATTACCGAAGGAGCTCTCAACCCTGACGGAACTAGAGTGGATGGGCGTTCACCTGATTTGCCTGCAACTGCAGGAAGAACAGGAGAACTCGCAACTCCATTAAAAGGAGAGGAACTTGAAAGGGCGCTTAAAACTTTTGGTGAAAATTTAACTTCCCTTTTAGATCCAGAATCAAAAAATAAAAAAGACCTATATGGTACAACTGAATATAGATTAGTTAACGCATACGAAAATAATCTAAAACTATTTAGAGTTTTTCAAGCTGAAAATCCTCGTACAGTAGGTGAAGCTCTAAAATTACTTAGCAAAAACAGACCACTATTAGACCCAGCTACATTAGAATTAGTTACCGCGTTTAGAAATGCCAAAAATATTCAAAACGTGCCTTTCACTTTTGGTCGTGTACCCTACAGAGAAAACGCAATGGGTTATTATGATCCCCAAAATAAATTTATTATTATAAATGATAAAGAGTCTATGTGGGATGGGAATGATATTAAAGAATGGATAAATTCTTTTACAGAAACTGGTGAATTGAATAAAATTTATATTGGTGAAACAAAATTTTATTCAATCCCTGTAGGTTCAAAAAATACTATAAGCTCGCCAGAGTTAGACACGTTGCCAGATTTAGCAAACACAATCTTACATGAAGTAAGACATGCGCTTACATTGGAAGGTTTAGAAAAACATGTAAGTACAAGAGATGGCAGCTTAACTCCTAGAGATGGTTCTAAAATTGGTAAAGATGCTATAGCTATATTTACTGCCTATAAACAAGCTTTCCCTTACACTTATGCAAGCACTAATATTTATGATTTTTTTGCTGAAGCTACATCTAGCCCTGTAATTATGACGCAATTAAATTCACTTCCATCTGTTATTAAAAGTCAAAAAACAAGTAAATCTTTATTAGATAATTTTATATTTGCGCTTAAACGCCTTTTAGGGCTTAAAACTTCTGATACATTGTTTGCAGATTTTTTAGCTCTTTCCCCTAAAGTTGAACTAGGAGTAGAAACTTTTGATGTGGACGCGGGTTATAAAACAGAGGTCGAAGAATTTACACGAAAGGTAGTGCCTGATAAGTACGGTTCTGCTCTAGGTGAAGTTAATACTCTTCAGGAGACAGACCCAGAAATAGTAAAAATGTTGGATAGAAAAGAGTTCCCACAACAAGCTGTAGCTATGGAGCAAAAAGCAGCAGAAAAAGTGAGAAGAAATTTAGAGCGAGCTCGTGGTAAACAAGAAGAAGCAATTAGAGGAGAAGGCTTGCCTACAGATCTTCAATTTATGGGCCTTCGTAGTACAAGAACCCCACATTGGAAAAAAATTCAAAAGTTAATAGATAGGGAAGATAAAAAATTATCTAAACTTATAGAGAGAAGAAATAGTAATTATAAAACGTTAGATAATTTACAATTTGGAGAATATGGTTTAAAAAATTTAAACTACCAAGAAGCAAACGAACAAAGGAAAGACGAACGAGATTTCACCCCTAATGATCCTGCTAGAAAAAAATATGATAATCGAAGAAAATCATTGATGATAGCTATAGATGCAACTAATGAAAGCTTAAAAAAACTTAATCAAGAAATTGCAGATTTAGAAATTAAACTTGCTGATCTTAAAACAGAACAAATTGAAGGGGATCCACAAAAAGCATTATTTGCAGCTACTCCAACAGGAAAACCACCTACAGAAAAGAAAATTATTGATCAAGCAAGTAAAATACCTGATGGGCCTACAACAACTGATGATATTAGAGATGCTGGTAGAGTTTCCCTATCACAACATAACCCTAAAAATTATACTGAGTTAATAAACGTTGTAGGGCAAGTTGTTAGAACTCAACCTGTCTATAGTAAAGGATTAATGGAAGGTATTAGAGATGTTTTTTCTAAGTTTAGTTCATGGGCGCAAAAATATTACATACGAATACTTTCTTTATCACAAATATTTGAGCTATTCCCAGACGTACCCGGAGTAAACACGTTAGAAAAAACTGTAGAAAAAAGAGCTTCAGCTTTAGATGAGGCAGCAACAAAATTAAGTAAATTTCAACTAGAGATGTCAAGAGTATTAGATCAGTATAGAAATACTCCTGTGTTTGATAAGTGGACTGACATAACTTATGAGTTATCTAGACAAAATATACACCCAGGCAAAGAAAAAAATAAAGATCATGCGCTTGTAAAAGAATTTAAAACTTTACCTCAAGACCTTCAAGATATAGCTATTGGTATGCATAATAGTCTTGTACAACGTTCTATGGAAGCTTTAGACGCTTTAGAAAAAATGAGCGGAAGAAAAGTAGATTACTTAAGAAAAGAATTTGATGAGAAACAGTTAGAATTTTATCAACCTTTTATGCGTGATGGAGACTATTGGTTTGACTATCAAATACAAACAAAAGAAGGACTAGAAACAGTAGTAATAGCAGCACAAACACCACGTGAAAGAGAACGTTTAAAAGAAGAAGCAAAAACTAAAAAAGATTTTGTTAAATTTACTGACGAAGGGTATTCAAGACCTACACCAGCTAAAGATAGTCCACCTGACAGAGAGATGTATGACTATATTCAAGAGTTATTAAGTAGAGCTGATATATCTGCAGATGTAAAAGATACTTTAACTGATCAAATAACGGAACAATTTTTAAGTAGATTCAGAGCAGAAAGTGTTCAAGCAGCTAGTAGACATAGACATGGCTTTCACGGATTTATAAAAGATTTAGAGTATGGTTTTGCAAATGCAAGTAATAGATCTATAAAAAATATAAACGATATAACTTATCTTCCTGACATTAAATCTGCTTTAAACGAAATAAAAACAAACGTTAGTAAAGGAGGTTCTGGTAGAGGGTATCGCAAAGGTATATATGAAGCTATAAATGATAGGGCTTCTTTCTTTTTAAACCCTGTTGCTGAAAGCTGGGCTTCTACAGCTAGTTTTTCAAGTTATGCATGGTATATAGGAGGTAATTTATCTTCAGCTTTTGTTAACTTAACGCAGATGCCTATTGTAGTAGCGCCTATGTTGGGGCTTGATTACGGAATTGGAAAATCTGTTTCCGCATTAGAAAACGCCCGTAAACTTTATTTTCAAGGTGACTTGGAAGGTAAAGCTAAATTAAAGAATAGAAGCACTTGGGAAACACGTAACATACCTGACTATACAATGGAAGAAGGTTTTAATGCAGAACAAAAACAAAAGTACGGCGCTTTATTTAAAACAGCTAATGAAAGAATGACTTTAACCCGCGGGTTAATACATGAAAGTATAGATTTTAATTCTAATACTAAGTTAGGTCAGTCAGCAAATTTAGTTAATCAAGCATTAGGTTGGACGTTTAAAAACTCAGAACGAGCCAACCGTGAGCTTACTTTAGTAGCAGCTTATGATTTAGCTAGAGGAGCAGGGGACTCTGAGCAAATGGCTATAGAAAAAGCCATAAAGCTAACAATTAAGGCTCATTCACATGCATTACCTGAAGCAGGCCCGTTACTATTTCAATCTGGTATAGGTAAAGTAGCTTTTACTTTTAAACGTTTTGCTCAAGCTCAAATATATTTAGTATCTCAGTTGCTTGGAAGATCATTTAATTTGTCTTACCATCTTACCAAAGATAAAAAAAGAAAATTAACTAAAAAAGAAATGAACATTGCTAGAAAACAATTAATGGGTATATCTGGTATGGCTTATATGTTTGCTGGGGTTCAAGGGTTACCTTTTTATGGAGCCGCAGATGCGTTAGCTTCGTTATTAGTAGATGATGAAGAAGATCCATTTTTATTAGATGATTTTGTTAAACAATCAATAGGCGAAGTAGGTTACAAAGGGCCTTTAACCGCTGCTTTTAATGTTGATATAGGAGCTAGAACTGGATTCAGAGGATTAATGTGGCGCGCTGATAGAAGGCGTAGAGAAGAAGTAGGTGAAGCTGTGTATATAGCAGAACACTTTTTAGGCCCAAGCTGGTCAATATTAACAGGTATTGATCGTGGTATTGAGGATATAAATGAAGGAAATATTACTAGAGGCGTAGAACAAATAATTCCTACGTGGGCTAGAAATGGTGTTAAAACTTTTCGATTTGCAACTGAGGGAGCTACCACCAGAAAAGGACTTAAGATAGTAGACGATCCCAACGCATATAATTTATTTATGCAGTTATTTGGGTTTAGCAATTCTGATTTAAGCCAAGCTTATGAACGCGTAGCTATTATGAAATTTAAAGAGAAAAAAGTTTCAGGGCTTAGAACTAAATTATTATTAAATTATTACCTTGCTACTGTGGCTGGGGATAGTAATGGAATGAACAAAATACAAACCAAGATAAATAGATTTAATGAAAAAAATCCAGAAGTTGCAATATCTGGAACAACTTTACGTAACTCGAAAAAAACTTTTGATAGAAAAGCTCTTGAAGCTGTACATGGTGTATCATTTGATCCAAAAATGAGAGATCGTTTAATTGAAGAAAGTGACTATGATGAAGATGAAGAAGATTTTTTCTATGGTGACTAGCTAAGTCGCCAAGCTCTTATACCTTTTACTCCATTCTCTACTACTATTTTATGCACGAACTTAAACTCCAAACGTTTGCTTTCTTTTTTTAATGCTTTAATAGCGGCTTTAACATCAATAGCCGGAATAAAAATAGAAGTACCTGGTTTAAATTCAGGCCACATAATTTGGTAATCAACACCGTTAGTTAACATTTTTAGGAATATCTAAATCTAGGTTTTCTGGTTGTATGTCTTCAAAAGTAGAGTTGTCAACCCATAAACATCTTACTGCTGGAGCACTTATGTCTAACCCTTTATGAAGCGTTTTATTTTGTGATGCTCTTTTTAATACACCTGCTTTTTTTAATCCTTTAATAAAGTCATTATAGTCTACTTTAATCTGGTTAGTATACTCTCGCATAATAGACACTGGTATATAAATAGTGTGAGTGTCTGGTTCAACACGAACTTTTAAATCAAGGGTAGGTCTTAGTATTGGTGCTTCTAACACCCCGGCTCTAGAGTCAATCTTACTATTTATAACAAGTGTGTTGCTTTTACACTCGTTTAAAAAATTACCAAGTGTTTGTAAGGAATCAAAATCTCTTTCTTTTAAATCTATCTTAGAGTTACGTAGTTCTTTAGCTATAGCTTTATACACCGGCATAATAGGTATGTTATGAATACCTAAGCTCTTAGAAATTATAGCGCCAAGAAAAACAGCGGCCAATGTAGCTGAGTATTTTCTATCCTCACTTTTAATGTTTAATTCTTTGTCTATTTTTCTTTGTGTTTGTTGTAGTTCTCTTTTAACTTTATCTATGTTCGCTATAAGATATTGAGCGTATATTTCCCCGGCGTGTCCATAATTATCAAACAACTTCCCAAAATGCGTATCAGCTTCTTCTTTGGTTAAGGTAGTATTTTTCTCTATTCGCAGTTGAATAAACCGTGCCATTTCACCACTGGACTTAGCTCGGTCTGAAAACATAACGCTTCTAAAATCAGTATTACTAGAGACTAAACATATAAGATTAAACACAGTGTCATTAGCTCTTTCTCTATTTACACTACCGCTGGTTAACCTATTCTTACCTCGTCCCGTTGCCATAAACTTAAGAAAGGTATGCAGTTCACCGGCTTTAACATCTGTAAACTCATCGACAGCGGCCGGTAAATTGTTCATGTACCCCATCCTATGTACAATAGAGTTAGCGGTATCCCCCCATAACTGAATAAGCTTGGCGGATAGATCAGGATTGCCATAAACGCTTGTCATAGCTTGAAGAATAGTAGTCTTCCCCTGGCCTGTTTCTGGATGGTACAAATTAATAACAGCTGACTTTTCTCTGGAATCAAAGAAAGGCATTAACAAAGAACCAAATGCACAGAAGAAACCAAATGCCCTAAGCTCCATACCTGGTCGTTCGTAAATACTTATTGCTTTTTGCCACTCTTCATAGCTCCCCTGCTTTTGTAAAGTTGGGTTAACTTCGTTCAATTCATCCGCTATAGGTACGTATTTAATACCGAAAGCACTTATCTCTCTGTTGCCAATCAAAATTTTGTTTTTATACTCAACAGGCCCCGGATTCCATCCATATTGCTTATGCATAGGAGAAGCTTCTTTCGCTCTCTGCTGTGTTTGAATAGCTGTAACGATGTAATTAATAACGCTGTCCATTTGTTTTCCGTGAGCTATAACTCCTATATCAACTAAAATTTGTCTGGCTTTATCTCTAGTCATTAACTCAGAAGTTCTGCCTATAAACTCTCTAACCGCATCCTTAGGCAGATGTAACTTAAACCATGCGCATTCCCCTAAGTTAGGATCGTGTAACCTCTCAACCAGGTAAAAATCATAATCGTAAATTTTAATACCATCTTCATCGTCGTCCGGCATCACTCTATATACACCGCCATTTTTTCCTCGAAAATAAGGGTATGGGTACTCCGGCACTTGATAAGTAACCATCTTATCTAGAGCTTCACTCTTAGCTTCAATAATATTATCTGCGCCACGCGCTCTAGCTATAACGCGACCCAGTTGTATAGGGGAAGTGATTTTCCCCTTGTGTGAGCAATTTTTACAGCCGGGAGGACGTAATGATTCAAATTGTTTACAAGTGTGCGGAGCGGGGATCTGATAAGCCTTTTCTTCGGTTTTAGTAAAATCGTAGTCTGTATGTAGCTTAGAAATACTGTGTATAGCTATGGATTTGTCTTCACAATGCACAGCAACTGATAAACCAGACCGCCAAAGAGGTTCTTCTATTTCTTGTTGTTTTGTCATTATATGGTGTAACTGCGCACACCCGTCGTCTATTTTACAACGCTCAATAATTTTTCTAAATCTAGATGAATTATTACCTAGTAATGCTTTGGTGGCCGCATCTGCTTCTCTTCGCGGTGTAAATTCTTTTACCACTTGCACTGGTATAAGAGACGCAAGTTCTTCAAATGGAGTTGGCTTACCTGTTTTTATGACTTTGACTTCTTGAGGGTCGTCGATGTCTTTAAAATTTTTAGTGTTGGGTATTCTGAGTATACGAGTTACATCAGCTGTGCACATGGGGTCAGCATAAAAACTATACTTAACGCATAAAAATTTAAGACCTTGAGATACAGGAAGCCAGACCACTTTGTCTACAGGTTCAGTGAATGACCAATAACAATGTATACCTCTCCCAGAATCAATTAATGTAGGAGCTGGTAATTTAGTATCATCAGTAAATTTTCGTAAAGCAACAAGAGCATCTTCTTTGGTACGATAGTCTTTCCAGCGGCGTTTCTTTTCATCATAACCGCAGTCAATATCTAACCATAAGATACGTTGTTCTTTAGCATTAGGCTTTTTTCTATCAGTAGGTTCAACCCATGTAGAGCAAGCAAAATAAACGTCTTGTTTATCTTTTAAAAGTTTAAGCGCTTGTCTCTCTACTTCGTCAATAGTTTTGACAAATTTAGGGTGAATAATATTCTGTTGATCTTTACCTACAACGCAATAGAAGCCCTGTTCCGACCACACATGGCGTAAAAATTCTTTTATTTGCATGGTGCGGCATCATTTATATTCAGCAGTTAAATCTTTTATTAACTGATTTATTTTTTCAATGTTATTTTTACTGGGTGTGGACTTACCACAAAACCAATTATAAACGCATTGCCTAGATGTACTTAGTTTTTTAGCTATCTCTGCCGCGGGGTACATAAGTTTGATACATAATTTACCTAACTTTATGCCGGGTGTTACAGGTGTAGCTTTTTTATTATCATTAATTACTTTTTGTGAATAACCTCTCATATTATCTCCTACTCCCAATCAGATACTAAATCATCAAGACTCACATCACCTGTGTCTTGTACGGGTTTGTCTTCAGACTCTTTAAACATATCGCCTTGGGGCGTTTCAGTTTTAGTTTTCTTTTTTCTACTTGTTTTTTTCTTAACAGGTTCAGCAACTGCTTCTTTTTTCTCAGCTTCAATTTCATCGCTTTCATCTTTTTCAGTTAATCTAAAAGCTTTAGGTAAATCTTTTTCATCCACCTCAGGCTCTCTTTTAACTACAGTTAAAGTAATAGCTCGTTGAGCATCTTCAGTAGCTCCCTGGCCTTTAGATATTTCAAATTCTTCATCCGATAATCTAGAGACCGGCGAAAACTTAACCTTAGTACTGGAAGAGTTTTCATCAAAAGACATACGAGTAACTACTGAGCCTACGGCTTCTTTATTTGCTTTTACGTAATCCGCATATTTATTTAATGGTTTACCAGTATCATCACCCGTTCCAAATATAGATTGAGCAGGGAGAGTTAATTGATATACATCGCCTTCTAAATTATCTGCCATAACAACAGCTATGCGTCTACTAAACCTACATGCTTTAGTGTTATTAGGGCCTGAGCCTTTAATGTTTTGTGGACATTCAGAGCAATCTTTATGCTGTGGTTCTAATACATCTTTATCAGGAACTTGAGCGTCAGAACTCCAACATGAAGGTGGAGATAATTTAGTCCCCGGTCTGTATGCTTCAGGGTAAAACATCCTGTGCACAGAAGGAGAAGCATTTACAATAACCACATCTAAGTGTCGTTGATTGCTTTTGCTAATTTCTTCCCCGTTAATAATTAACCTAAATAAATTATTACGTATAGAAATCCTTTTGCTTGTAGATGAGCTTCCAGTTATGTTATGAGAAAACCCATCCTCTCTATTACTTTTAACCATTTCTGTAGGTTTGTCTTTAAATACATCTATTTCACTTGTCATTATTCTACCTCCTCGTAGCTTCTATTTTTACGGATAGACACCGTATATTCAGAAGATGAGCTTAAACCTGGTGGTAACTCATCAGGGTTTTCAGCTATATATTCTTTTATATTTGTTTGGTTTAGCCTTTTTTCCATAAACTCTATAAGGCCTTTGTCTTTAATAAACTTATACATGCTTGGCCAATCTGTAGTCCAATAACGTTTTTTAACTCGTCTACTGAGTGTTCCCACTTTATTTTTAAGACTATCAGTTTTTAAATAACGGCAAGCTTCAATAAGAATATTATCGAGTTCTGATTTTTCTTTTTTCATTTTTTTTGCTTCATTTTCGTGAGTGGCTATTTTTTCACGTAATTCTAAGATGGCTTTCATAATCCGTTCAATGTCTTCGCCAGTCATAGCTTTTATCTCAACCATTTCTACAACTGTTTTTAAACCGTCGCTTCTAGTACTTGTCATTATTTCATTCACCTTTATTTACCCCCGTTTTGATTAAAACTAAAGCATAGCATACATTTTTACAATGTCAAACCCCTATTTCTTCCTTATATAAATCAACTAACTGTGTATGTAAGTCTATTTTGCCCTGCAACATTTTATACATTCTCTCTTCTACTGGACTACCTTGCAGATGAACTACAGTCATAGGGTTACGTTGCCCTGCTCTGTCAACCCTGGCGCAACATTGTATGTAAGTTTCTACTGACAACACAGGCGACCAAAAAACTACTACGTTAGCCGCGTGTAAAGTAATCCCATGAGAAGCAGCTTGAGGCTGAATAATTAATACTTGCGGGTCCGGAGTTGTTTGAAAGTTGTTAAATATTTCAGTCCTTTTGCCCATAGACACATCACCATGTATAGACTCACAAGTTATATTGCTATTGTTTAGCTCGTCTTTAATCCTGTTAATGCTATGTCTAAAAGAACAAAAGACTAATACCTTATGAGTTGCTTCATTTATTATTTCTTTGAGCGCTGTAAGTCTATTTTTTATATCGAACTCTATAGTCTCACCATTGTCTGAATATATAGATCCCGCACTAACCTGTAATAATTTGGTCAGCATAACTCCCGCATTGACCACAGTTATTTCTTCCCCCGCCGCTTGCATATACATATCTTTCTTAAGTTTTTTGTAATATTTGTTTTGCTGGGGTGTTAACTCTACTTCTCTACACGTGTACAGCACATCTGGTAAGTCCAGGCATTCCTCTTTTGTGTGGCGTATAGCAGGCTGTAATGTTTTAAATACTATATCCTGAGCGTTGTATCTAGGTATCCATTTAAACTGACCAACTTTTTGCATAACCATATCTTTAAACGTACCGGCATAACGTGGTACAGCAACGGGGTTTACCATTTTAGCTAATCCATATGCATCGAACGGTGATTGTGCGGCGGGTGTACCAGTTAACAACCATACCCATGTGTCTGGGTCAATTAGTTTGTTAAGTGATTTCCATCGTTTAGTTGTAACAGTTTTAATGTAGTTAGCTTCGTCCACTACTATTAAATCGAACTTACCTTCTTTTAATTCTTTTCGCACAACTTCAATGCCATCGTAGTTAATAACAACAATGTCAGTATTTTGAGCTAAAATTTTCTTTCTTTTTTCAGCGCTTCCATGTGCTATGGCTACAGTTCTATGCATAGCAGTCTTAAATAAATCTGCTTCCCAGGCGGCCTTCATAATAGATAGAGGGCATACAACTAACATTCTTTTAATTTTACCTTGTTCCATCAAGTAATCTGCGGCCCATATAACCCCAGAGGTTTTACCTGTGCCCGCTTCACTCAAGCAGTATGCTCTCTTATGAGCTGATAAAAAATCAGCTGTTTCTTTTTGGTGATTAAATGGTTTGTATATGCCGGGCCATTTATAGTCTTTAGTTATTGGTGAAGGTGGCCATTTAACTAATTTAGATAAAGTAATTACTTCATCAATACCCCAGTTAACTACAACTTGTGAAACACCATTCTCATAAGACTTTAAAACCCTACTTTTAGGTATACTAGATAGTATAAGGTTAGGGTTTTTTGTGTTTACTATTAAAGCTTTGTCTTTATATATTTCCATTTATAGATCTTCATTTGTAAATGCTATGTTCTCTAGGAAGCAAGGTGTATGCTCGCCCACATAAGCACCTCTTTGATTATACTCAAAGTACTCCACTGCTTCTTCATGTGTCATACCCATGTTCATATTTTCTTTAATAACTAAATCATAGCTGTAACATAATTTGTCTGGCATGCCTGCCCCGGATATTTTTCCAATTAGGCAGTTGTTGTATCCGTCCATTTTTAACAATTTTTCTTCACTCATTTTTAACGTCCCTCTAATTGACTAATATAATCTTGATCCCATGTTTCAGTTATTTCGTCTAAAGAAGTCGCCGGTATTTCTTCTTCAACTTCTTTAATATCACTTTCATATTTAAGCTCAATTAAAAATAATTTCCACAAACCTGGTGGCATTTTGTTCCTACCAGATTCCCACCTGGCCCAAGTAGCCTGTGCTACACAACAACACTTGGCCGCTTGACCCTGTGTCATTTGCGCTCGTAGTCTGTGCCCTTTAATTTCTTTTTCATTTGGTACATAAAAGTCTTCCATTTAAACCATAGCGCCTTCACGCATTTTAAGAACTTTACATTTTAGTTCAAACAGCTCCCAATAAGCTAAGGGCATATCACCATCCCCTCGTTCCCATCTTTGAAAAGATCGTGCTGTTTTATGTATTAGGTTAGATGCTTGAGCAACAGTTAACCCAGTATCTGTTCTAAGGTCTTTTATTTCTTTAGGAGTAGGAGGTCTTAAAATGTTAGAGTCTTTTATATACTGCATTTTAATTCTCTACTAAAACTGCACGTCTTTTATAAGCTACCTCTGGTAAAAGTTCTTTATCAGCTAACTTACAAATGTAGTTTCTATACTTAGGCAATTCTCCATAAAATATTTTACCGTTTACAATTCCATACCAAGTATTGTTTTTTGTTTTCAATAATAAAGTTTTAAGCTTTTCAGTTTTAATCTCAATGCGGTTTGTCGTTTGAGGGATAGGGTTGTACGAACCATCAGCCCACTTAAAATAAGCCGTATAAAATATAATGCATAGACTATCTAGCATAACCTTCCCCTAACTTATGACCGTTGTGATGGTTGAAATGTAGAAACAGCTTGGATGAAACAACCTTCCCCTAACAACTTATGAGCTTTTTCTTCTGCTTCTTCTACAGTGATAGCTTCTACCGTGATGCATCTTTCTTTCTCACCGATGTTTGCTTCTATGTAGAATGTCATGAAGACCTCTTATGTTAAGTTTTTCTTTTCATCGAACCGTCTTTGTTTCTAGCATAGGAACTATTCTTTTTTCCGTCTCTAACACTTAGATTTTTCCTATCGTTAGAACCACCCTTACTTAAAGGGACTTTATGGTTTACATGTGTGCCATCACCTTTTTTTACTAAACCTTCTCGTATGAGTAGTCTGCGAGCAGCATTTCTTTTTACACGCGCCGCTATTTGCTCTGGTCTTTTCTTGTACTCATTTTCTTTTTGGTAATTTCTTTTTCTTTTCTTAATCATCATTTGCCCCAGTGTGCGCATTGTTCGACTGGGCAAAAACTACGACATGCAAAGTTAGGGGACGCATTAAATACATCACTTTCATAAGCTTGGTTTATTCTCTTAACCAATGAACCCCACTCTTTATACATATCGTCAACTTTTTCAATTTTGTAGTCAGATCGTAAAACTTCTTTGCTCACTAAAAATAATAATGCTGACTTAATCTTTTCTATTCCAGGAAAATGTTTGAATATTGCTACACTCATTAAAGATAGTTGGCGCATGTCTGCGTAACGACTATTTTTTCCTGTTTTATAATCTATAATTGTAGCTACCTTTTGGTCTTTGTCAAGTATCAATAAATCAATTACCCCTCTCCACCACACGACGTCAGAAAAAAACTCAGTGGGTTCAAGGGTTTGCGTTAGCCCAATTTTATGCTCACAAAATTTTTCTCCTGGGATAGAAATTAATTTATCTAATGGCGCTTGAAATTGAGAAAACTTATCAGGGAGGGGCACACTATCTCTAACATATAATTCTGCGGCTTTGTGAACTTCGTTACCATATAAAAAATGTTTTTGGTTGGGGTCTTGCTTAACGTCTTTTTTTACGTACAGGTGGTAGTATTGCTTAGGACATTTTTCAAATGTAGTAGCACTAGAATAAGACCAAGTAAATTTTTTCATTATTTAGCATCCATATAGTTGTCAGCGTAACCAATTTCACATGCAAGAGGTAAATCCTCACACCATGTCGGAGCGGTTGTCATACACTTTTTTACATATTCTACACAGTTATCTACATCATTATCAGGGCATACAATAACTAATTCATCATGCACAGTCATTACCACTTTAAATTTACCAGCTACAGAAATTAAGTGCTCTCCTATGACGTCTCTAGCGAGTGATTGAATACATCTTTGAAAAGTCTTGGCTGGGTGAATATATTCTGGAATTATCTTTCTACCTAACTTTTTATCATATGCCCACGACTCTCGGCCGTCTTTATTTTTTAGTATTCGTAAGTTAGGGAGTCCCAGTAACATACCATTAGGTTTCAACATTCCTTTTTTAGGGACACTACTAATAATACCAGACGCCCCCATTTTATATGCTTGGGCATTCATAACAGCAGTTAGCATCTCTTCAGCTTTTGACCAAGCCTCAACAAGTTCTGGGTTGTTTCTTCTATAAGCGTACACTATATTCTTAACTTCATCGAGATCCTTTTGTACTCCCCCTTGTGTCAAGATGCTGTGCATTTTATTAGGGCCAACTCCATATATTCCAGATAGATTAACTACCTTAAATATATAACGTAAATCCTTATCCACTTCGTCATAAGGTGTTCCTGTGATGTCTGATGCGGATTGAGTATACAGGTCTATACCTTGTTTTATTTGATTAACTTTTTGGTGGGAGTTAGAAAACCAGTAAGCCAAACGCAATTCTATGTTGCTTAAATCTGAAACCACTAATTTATGTCCTAGTGGAGCACATAAAGCTCGTCTTAACTGTGAACTCCTGGGAAGGTTCTGCATATTTATGCCATCACTACCACTCCACCTGTGAGTTACCACAGCACCAGAGTATTTTAGCGGAACGGGCAGTAATCCCCTGTTGGATATGTTTATAAAGTTTTCCGTACGTGTTTCTTCTATAGTAGATTTGTTACCAATTCTTGCACCAGCAAGGATTTGAATCTTCTCGTCTGGGTGCTCAAGGAGGTCTTTAAAACCTTGATCGGTTTTAGCAAATGCAAATGTGGGTTTACCTGTGGTGGGACTTATTTTCATGGGTGGGTCAATTTGTAGGGTTCTTAGTAGGTCAGCAAACTGAGGATTGCTCATTAATATTTTTTTATCTACGTTAGCTTTGTTCAAAAGATTTTGTTTGTTTTCCTTTACTTCATGTAAATGTTTTATGAGTAAAGTTTTGTTTATTCGTAGAGAAGGCTCGGTAAACATACGTATGGTTAAATCTATAAGTTTAAGTTCTTCTTTTGTAAATGAAGGTATCATTTTTAAAAGAAGTTCATGTGTTAGTTTTACATCATTACAACAATATAAACCATAAGCATCTAGTTCTTTTATTGTGAAATTACTACGTTTTTTGTTGATGGCATCTAACACTTCTCTTCCTTTCGCGCCTATACTGTATAGCTCAGAAAGGTGTTTAAGGGATAGGGATTCTGTTAAACCATGCAGTATGGAAGCCATGCTAAAAGTATCAATAAGCCCTTTCGGTTTAATATTAAATACCCAACTTAAAATAGCACCATCAAATCTTAAATTGTGGCCAACAACAAAACTATTTTCTAAATCGTAAGATAGCAAAAAATTTTTTATTTCTTCATGAGTACCACTTTTCCAAACAGGGTCTAAACTATCTTTTTTAATGGATACCCCTATTACCTCAAATCTTTCATCCCTTATATATTCTTCAGTCGTTAACTTATTGAGACCATACTCTTTAGAGTAGTAGGTTTCAAAATCAATTATTATTAAGTTACGCATTTAATTTTAACTCCAATAATGGGGGAAGGTTTTTAAGGGAAGGTAGTGTAACATGTACGGTCATAAGATGACTAGAGATTTTTATTGAATCGGTTGATGTGTCATGGGAGAAGGGTTAAAGTTCTAGCAGCTTGGAAATAACATCTTCTAGATTATTCTCGTCAATGACCAGAGAAATCCCAGAAGATAGTTTTATTTCGTTGAGGTTTTTAAGTTGGAGGGGGGTTGGTTTGTTTCCGTTGGCTTTACATTCGATACCTATGAATTTACTTTTGTAGCAGGCTACTATATCAGGTACACCAGAGGACATGTACCCACTTGCCACAGGGAAGAAGTAGTAAGCGCCAAGCTCTTTTAACCGACTGGTCACTTGGCGCTTTACCCACTTCTCTGTAACTTTTTTACTCATCACATAAACATAGAACTTTTGGCTATGATAACCATTTGTTCGTTTAAAACAAACTTTTCTCTACAATCGTGAAGTCCCATAAAGTTCTGAACAAGCACTTTTTACGGCGTATTTTTTTGAAGAAAACAAGAGTGCTACCTTCTGGAATAGGAGGTAAGTCTATGTCTAATGTGTTTTTTGTACCGTTCGTCAGTATAGTATCAACTAACCATTGGCGCTGTGTAGGATCAACTTCACCTATAAAAGCCATATACTCAGAGTCTTCGGATGTCTCCTCTAGTAAATAGAAGTCCCCATCACGCATACCTACACCTTTAACATAAGAACCGTCTCCTGCTAGTTTTAACGTTCCTATGGCTACCCTTTCTTTTTTCCTAAGATAGTCAGCATCATCTTCATCAGTCAGTTTTATTACCTTCATATTAAGTCCTTAATGGATTGAACATCCTTGAGTAACTTTTCTCTGACGTAAGGTTGGTTTTTAATCATGTCAGGTTGAACCCCTGCCAATGCTTGTTCGAGACCTATTCTCGCTTGCTCTAAGTCATTATCATTTGTAATGTTAAGACTTGTCAGAAGAGAGGTTAGCTCCATCCCATGGCCTATGAACGAATCATAAACCTGAGGGTTCTTAGTGTCCTCTTCATTCCATCGGGGGTCGGCTAGTTTTGCCACCATATTTTCTAATGTGGTGTGTAGTCTAGACCAAGCACTACTCATAGCTGTCTCCACCTTTTGTTGATAAGCATCCTCATATTGAGTCTCAAGTTCTTGACGAATGTCGTTCCCAATATCTACTCTAAAATCTCCTGCCTCAGGCACGGGAATAATAGTGTAGCTCAGGTTGAATTTACTTTCAATTTCCTCCGCGGGAGGGTAATCGTCTCGATTAAATAACTCACCCAAGTTAAAAGCTGAAAGACTTATTAACTGAGGATAGTCTTGCACTAGCTGTTGCACTTTAGTATCAAACTGATGCTGATACTCAGTTAGCTGTTCCTTGTATTTAAAAAAGTTACTCATTGGTAACAACCGCGTACCATTGTCAGACCAAGGAAGTGTCTGCTTTACATGCCAGTTTCTTATTTCCCCAGTCAATGACTGAATGTCTTTCAGTTGTTTAGTGCCTGCGAGCAAGTGCTTGTTGTAATTGCCTGCTCGTGTATTAGCTTTCTTAGTTCCATCAATCTCTTCTGAAACTTTTCTATCTAGTTTACGTGCTGTCCATGTAGATATGTTGAGATCTATTTGGACTGCGCTTGATGCTATGCTTACTGATTCCATAATGAATCCTCCTAGTTTATAGTTTATAGTTTAGTACCACTTGGTGCTGTCTTGGTAATACTTGCACTGTTTATGTAATCATGATTCCAACCGTGAAGGTCAAGAGAAAGGGTTATGTTTGATTCTAATCCTTTTTCTAACCTATTTAAAAACTCCGCGTCTTCTGGTTTAAGCTTGACGGGAGTAACTAAATCTTTTTTAAACTGCGTAAAAACTTTTGGGTTTATTTTGTCATATGTAAAATACAGATCCCAGTTGTAACGACTTTGTTCTGGCCTATGCGGATATGCTTTACAGTTGAGGAGTTTTTCCAACTCTTCTATATTTTCATCTAATCCTCTGATGTCGGGACATAAAACTTTACACATTAGATAGTGCCTCATCAGCGCGTTCCAAACAGGGTGTGTTAAATCAATAAGTGAGTGAGAATTGAATGGAATCTCTAGTCCATACTGCGACACTTTAATTAAAGGCACACCACATTTACTAGCGATACGACGTGCTAGTTGCGCTGTCGTGCACTCGCTATCTTTTACCACACCCTCTCTCAAAGGCTTTATGATACTTTTCTGTTGCCTAGCGCTAAATAATTTCCAATTAAACGTCATGCTAACATCAATACAATGCTTTAAATGTTGCGATGCTAAGTTTATGCTCATGTTATCCTCCTAGTTCTTTTCTGGTTAATGTTTCAGCATATGCGTCTATCAAATTTTCATATGCTTTTCGTATGTTTATTACTATGCTGTGAGACCTTATGACATTTGTTTCCTCCTCTGCATGGGGTAAGTCTTTCAAGTTATCCATAAAAGCCTTAGCGAAATCAAAATCATATTCTCTATCCTCTGCTCTGAGTTCCTCTATTATCTCTGCAAAAGATTCTGGGTGGTTATAGAGTAAGTCTCTAGCTTCTTGTACTTTATCTTCAAATACCATTTCATATTGTTGTTCAGAATGTTCATCATCTTCTACGTACCCAGGATAACAATCTTCTAGAAGTTCAATATGCTCCTCGCATTCTTCAAACCCACCATCTTTTTCCATCTGTTCTTGGTAGATTCTTACAGGGTGTTTACTCATGATACCTCCTTAACTTTTTCCCAAAGTTCTGGTTTACTTGTTATGTATGTGTAGTTAATGTAGTGGTTAGTAGGGTCGGGGGGTTCACGAAGAACTTCCCCCACTACTATCCCCTCACCATCTTTATAAAATACCTGTTGTATCCCACTCTTTTTACCTGAATCTAAAGTACCTCTCTCCTCAGTTATATCTCCTACTGATTTGATTAGTGCTATAGTTTTCCAAAATACTTTTGTGTCTACATAGTCCATCACTTATCCTCCTCTTCCTCTCTCCATTTGCCGTCACTCGTTACCACCATACGTGTGCCATCACTATCTTTTTGCCACGTGTTATCACTCATTTCGCACAAGATTTCATATTCCATCCACCCAGAACTCTCCTCAACTCCATGCAGAAATGCATAAAGTTCTTCCTCTGTATCAAATTCATACGTGTCAGGTTTATCTTTACGTAATGCTTGACCCCATAGAATAGTTACTGAATTCTTTTCGCTGTTGGTAGCGACGTCACTACATTTATTAACTTGAGAATTTCCTAATAATGTTTCTTTATCACTCATGACTTATCCTCCTCATTGGTTCCAATATCAAAGACTACTCTAGTGTTGTATGGAAAAAGGTCTGCGTCCTTAAACTCAGGGTGTTCCTCTAACCATTTATCAAATAACATTTCCATCTGCTCATGCACGTCGTCATACCAACGACATTTCATTCCTTCTTCATCACCATTTTGCGTATAGCAATTTGGTGTACGAAACTCTAATGCTTTCTCTGTTACTTTTATTGAACTCATGACTTATCCTCCTTACCACCCATAAAAGCTTTTATTAAATGCTGAGCCAATGCTTTGTAATTAACCTCCACGTGCTCGGCCACTTGGTCTACATCTATGTGTTCAGCTATACCTTCTGCGCCATAGTATTGTGCTACATCCTCTACTATACTATTTTGATCTATGTGCTCAGCAACATCAGATGGGTTTATATGGTCTGCTATCTCACCATAGTCCAGATTATCTCTAATCCCATCAATTATTTGTTGCGCGTCTACACCTTCTATATTCATCTTGTTACCCTCCAGATTTTTTAGTCGTTTATCGACACCTTTAAGTATTTCTACTATCTTGAGCATATGCTCCGTTGCTTTCTCTATTTCACTCATTACTCTTCTCCTTTATAGTTATCAAACTCTTCGTGTTTAAATTTCTTTGGAGTACTATGAAACTGCACGTCATAGTCTTGCCACCCCATCGCAGTGTTTACTCCAGACATAAATGCCTCTCGTTCTTGCTCAGTGTTAAAGTAATACTGTTCTGGTTCCTCATATTTACTAGGGTTTTCACCCCATAAAATTGTTACAAAATACATATTCACCTCCTTGAACTTTTGGCTACAATAGCCATTTGTTCGTTTGTTACTCGTCTATATAAATTGATTTACCGTGCGGTGAATCACAATACTTACTTGTAATCGCCCATAACGTTGGGTACTTCCAATCACCACCCCAGTCGTGTTCCACATAACCATCAGTAAGAATAATTACAACATCAGGTTCTAACCTTTTATCTTTAATAAAATTGTTTACACACCCAACACGAGTTCCTCCCCCACCTTTTGGTTTGGTGCGTTCTAAGATAGTGTCATACTCTCCCTCCATGTAGACCTCATGTCCTTGCACCTCATAGTCCCACCAAATGAGGTCAATGCTCTTAGGGTTAACATCCTTGCAGACTTGTATTGCCTCAGTCAGAAACTTACGTTCTGTTTCCTTACTGATAGAGCCAGACAAATCTCCCGCGATAACTATTTTATTTACACAGTTACCTATCATAGAAGGCATATAAATATCCTGACCTATAAACCTCCTATGTGGTCGCTTAAAAGAAGTTTCATCTTTACTCTTGGACACAGTGGTGACGTACTCTCGTAGCTGTTCTCGCCAGTTCACTTGTGGCGCGAGTAACTCCTTAACTCCTCTGTTAGTATTTCCTCCGAGTTTTCCTCTGATTACTTCTCCTTGGCGCAGTGCTTGGTCTATCTGTTTCTGAGTCTTTGTTTTCTCCGCTTCAGACATTTTCTTAGCACCTTCCCAGTCATGTGAGTCCAAAGTCTCTTGATCCCCATCTTTACCCTCACCTCCCTTACCTCCCTGTGGAGGAGGGTTTTTCTTTAGCTGCTCAAAGATTTGCTTTGTTGTCATGCCATCATATTTCTTGTCATACAGAGCATTACTAGGCATTTCACACCGCGCTTTCTTGGGGTCAGCTTCCACAATACTGCTGTTAACTACGTAATCAGCCGCTATGTTGGTCAACCTAGCATCTTCCTTGAACAGCTTTTCCCACATAGTCATATGTTGAAAGGCTTTGTGTATAGCTTCATGAAGTATCACGAACGTAAGCTCCTTATCATTCATCGTGTCTATGAAGTCAGGGTTATAGATAACATCACGTCCATTAGTACACGCGGTAGGTATATCTCTGCTAAAAGTTATATCCCCTATTGACAACACACCTGAGAACATACAGAACTCAGGACTGGTCATGATACGAATGTGTGCCTTAGTAACCCTATCTTCTGGTCTAGTTAGCTTCGCCATCACTATCCTCCCCTGAGTATTTCATTAAGTAATCACTAGCCTCTGATTCAGCATATTTTAATGCCTTATCAAAGGTATATTGACCGAGAAAGTAATAACGTCCTAAGGATTCCCACAATATAGAATTTGCCATCTCAGTATGTACCTTAGGTATATCGTCAAATTTATCTCGATACGCATATTTAGTATCATCTATTGCTAGATATAAAGCTGTACGTTGCTTAGTAGTTAAGTTTTCGTTACTCATAATTTATTCTCCTATAAAAATTGGTGGTTCTTGTTTACCCAGTTTGTGAATGATTTTAGTTTCGATATTTCATACTGATGTTGGGAATTCATGATCGAAGTAAAGAACAGAGCCTGTAACTCTTTAGGTAGTCTCTCTAAGTATTGAGTAACAGCCTGAAAGGTTTTCTTGTTGTATGCCTGCAACTCACGCATGATTAGAATAACTCTGGCCGCGGGGTCATCAGGCAACTTCGCTTTTTCTGGTGTGTTGTAGATAGCTTCTCTGGTAGGTAGTGCATCAGCGAGGCTAAAGTACGCAGACATATCACGAGCCGCGGCTTCACCGATAGTCCCTGCTAGTGCTACCATCGTGGCATTGTCTCCTAGTTCATGTCTTGTTTTGACTATGAATGAAGCCTTAGCTAATGAACGTGGTGATACGAACGCATCTTGTTGTTTAGCAGGGTTGTAGATATAGAAGTTCTCAGCCTGTGACTTATCCGTGTAAGACGCAAGACAATGAGGGAACTGATTAACCCAAGCCAATATCTCTGGTGCTATATCATTATCTCCACCCCACGCACACCATTCAGTGTCATTAGGGTTGCGCACTGTTACCTGACTAATCCTGTTCTTAGCATGTGCTTTTATGTTGTCACCCACAGCATCAGTCGTAAGGTTACCTGTGGAAAACACTATGCTATCAGGATGAAACTCCACTGCTCCTAGTCTGCGTTCAAGCATCACAGGCAACAGCATATTCTTGACAGGCTCAGATGCTTTAGTTATCTCATCAAGCATCACAAGCACAGGTCTACCTTTATGAATTGCAAACCTTTCATTTGGGTAGAATGCTGTGGTCTTTGACTCATGATTCATGGCAGGCATAGCCAAGTCACCCAAGTCTAAGTCTGCGCAGTCAATGTAGACTGGCTCGTAGTCAGGGAATCTCTTGGCTAGTGTAGTTAGTAGTGTGGACTTACCAATTCCTGGTTGTCCTCTGAGGTGTACAGTTAAATCTTTACCCACTTGGGCAATTAACTCTTCTGCTTCTTTTAAACTAATGGTTGTTTCCATTACATTCTCCTTTTAAGTTGCGAACTTTTGGCTACAATAGCCAGAAGTTCAGGTTAACTAACTCGTACTAATGTACGTGGGTTAGCGTGTTTCATAATCTTATCTAGGTCACACATTATGTCTTCGATAAAAACAATCGACCTGTATGGTATATGGTGCTCTATTTTTAGCGCGTCAAGCATTTCTGCCCACAACCTACCTTCATCTATCGAATCAAAATAATTTTTAACCTCCTTAGATTTTTTTAACTGACAGTAAAAATATATGAGGCTGTACATTTCTGAAGCCTTGAGGTTGTGTATGTAATCACTAATTACTTCACCCGTGTGGGTCTCTCTTAAGCCGCATGACTCTTGAGGCACAGACTTACCTCCATCGTTTGAAGTTAGTGTGAGGGTAGCCTTAACATAATCTACAAAAGGTTTTACCTCCTTCCTTACTTTGTTTAGTTCTTTTCTGTTAACTTTGCACTTGTGAAACTCAGCAAACTGTTTAGTGTCAATGGGGGTGTTATCGTAGTTAAACGTGTATTTTTTTGAGTCGTCAATGAGATACCCTGATACAGAATCATTAAACTCGGTTCGTCCTACCAACACTCTGTTCGTTGCTCGACCTTCTGGAAACCACACAGCAACCGCACTGGTGAGGGTAGTAACTGGAATTTTCATTTCCCAACGTTTAAATCTTACAGTTACTTTAGGTGTGCGATAACCTCGGCGGTGGTCTCTTTTCTCTGTGGTTGTAGGGAATCCCTTGGGTGCATAGGCATGTGGGTTAAACGGATGTATCTCACTCCCTGTAAGTTTTTCTAACATACCAATGGTGCTAGTGCTGTTCCAACCACACATGTTTATGGCATAGTAAGTGGGGTGGTATTCAACAATAGTATTATCATGAAGAGACACTTCATACATTTGCTCGCCATAACAATCTGCCGTAATCGGAACACGTTTTAAAAGCTTATGCTTCTGTCGCCTGCCGTTCTTATCTTTATCACTATCCATTCCGCTGTCACACAATCGTCTTTCATTTTCACTGCTATTGCGTATGTGCTTAGCGCTGTTAAATCTATCAACTACATCTTGATAACCCTTAAAGTGTGGCACAAGTGCAGTGTCTGAAAAGAATCCCATATCATCTCTCCTAAGTTATGAACAAATGGCTAGGATAGCCAAATGTTCTGGTTAAAGTTCTGCTTCAAAGAAGCATTCACCATCTTCTACTACCTTCATGTAAATCTTTCTGCCCAGTATCAACCGAGCATATACTTCTGTTGCTAGGTTTATTTGGTCTTCAGTCAGCAGTACACTTTGCGATCGCAGTTTAGTTTTCAAGCTCGTATTTGCAGGGAACGTAAGTTTAGGCGGTGGAGTGTCATACATGGTTTTCCACTCCGTGCTTGATTTACAGAAGTTGTGCTCATGATATATTTCTAATAGAAAAGGACTCAGGTCGTTCAAGGTTGATTCACATACCTCAAGACCTTTTTCTATATTAGGTAAATCTTTTTCTCTGAAGTGATAGTTTAAGTGTGAGTCAGGTGGTGTACCTGTTACACCAAAGTTATCCGCATCATCACTGCTTTGGCTACCAAACCAGAACTTCCCTTCGATATCGCCTGAGTAATATCTACCCATGATTATCTCCTCAATTTAAAAACTTTACGTTTAGGTTTGTACTTCTTAAGTATTTTCTCAGTCAAAAATGCAGGCTCCTGAGTTGCCCCATAGTTTTTACGGCAATAGGCAATAACCTTCTTAGGAAATGGCAGGTTGTCCCAATCCCATTGATGCTCAATTCCCTGCGCCCATTGGGTAACTCTCCATAGTTGATGTGGGTATAAATTATCTCTCACTTCCTGACCTATATACCCTCTTATACTTCTCTCCCATCTATTTTGATCGAGAACACTGTTTATGAGCCTGCACTTAGCAATACTACTATCGTATTGGTAGCCGTGTGGTTTTGTATTGTTTTTAGACAAATACATAAGATGCAATTTTAACCAATGCCAACCTTGCCCTCTCTCATGGGTGTTAAGTCTTTTGAGTTTGTTCCGCATTCTTCACCAACCCTCCCTATTTAAACCACTCTCAGCCCAGTAATCAGCCGCCATGTTGGTCAACCTAGCATCTTCACTGCTGTTAATTACTGCGTCTGCTCTTAGCCTCACGTTTATTACGAATGTGTGCCGCTCATATTCTGCACATGCCTGTAATAATCTCTTGCGTTCTATGTCATTCTGCTTAGCTTCTTTAGATTTTCTCATTTGTGGAACCCTCCTTTGTTGTTGATTCCTTTAAGGTCTTGTTTATTGGTAATGACAACATAATTAGACTTGTGCATGGGTACGACACAGTGGACTCTCAGTCGAGCCTCTGTCTCGCCACACGGCATACACGTGTCATATCCTAAGTCATGTCTGGCATTGTTAACTTCGTTACTACACTGTGTGCATTTCATGGAATGATACAACTCCTTCCGCTGTGGCTATGTCTATGCCTCGTGTGAGGTGTAAGGTGAACAGTCGTAACATATGTGGTGCTAAAGACAATTTATATTCTGCACATGCCTGAAGGACACACATGGGTGCTGTCCATGTATTAGTTGAGTGGTAGAAATATCCTGCGAGTTCGAGCATCTTGTGCTCTGTGGTTGATACAGTCATTTTGTTTCCCCTTTTTAGTATTTACATTCTCTGATATTGAACCATTCAACAGGTAAGCCCATTCCGTCAGGCAAGCCAACACAAATTTGGAGCGGTATGAACTTGTCATCTTCATTCTTACCTTGCCAATGTAAAGATAATTTGTGCCTTCCATCAAAGTATTTACTGTTTGCTTTCAGATAGCTCAAAGATTGTTCGAGGTCGTCGCCAATATATTTGCAATCTTCAGCCGTTGGAAATCGAGCGATAGTTGCGGTAATGATTACTTCAACCGCCCCATTGTAATAATTTATTGATGCAGGATTCGATTCGGCTTGTTGCATAAGTTGTTGTGGATTTGTGCTTTTCATTTTGTTCTCTCCGTTTAAAAGTGAGTGATGTAAGTCTTACGGTGTCCGTTCCAGTCAATGGAGAGAAGTTAACTGAGTCCATGTATCTGCCTCTTACATCACTCGAAATGAGTGTGAACAAATGGCTAACATAACCATTTGTTCGAGGTGTATAAAGTCCGCACTGGCGAACATTTATAACTTCTCCCCTCACATATGACACTAACAGAATAATAGACATTGTCAAATATAATGTTCGACATTTTGTCGCGAAACTGGGGCGAACATATTTTGGGGAAGTGAATTGGTCCAACGTAAAATGTTATACAGATGGTATATACAGATGGTATAAAAGGTACAATTTTGTCTATACAGATGGTATAAATAAATATACGTTCTGTATAGACATTTTGTCGTATTAGGTGATTAACGAGGTGAGAACGACATATTGTCGAATCGAGCCTGAAATGTGTAATTTTATTAAGTGCTTGAATTACCACTAAATGTACAAAGTTAGCTTGGTATAAAATTACACCTTAAGTGTATGAAAGGTAAGTAAAATTACATGTTTGAGCTTTGTTAGCTTTGTATCATTACACCTTAAGTGCATGATAAGTAAGTAAAATTACATTATTACACGTTTTTGGGAAGAACTCTGCACTGCGTATCTTCTTTGAACGAAGATAACGAAGAATATACAGATGGTATATCTTGATCATTTTTTTATTACCCAAAGCTAATTTATTTAGTGTAATAATGTAATAATGTAATAATACAGCTGAAACCCTTGCTACCACTGGGTTTATAAAATTACACCTATTATTACAAAATTACACATTGTGCAATGCAGTATAACGAAGTTAACTTGACAATAACGCGACACAATGTCGCGAAGTTAACTCAGTGAACAAGTGGCTATCATGACCAGATGTTAGCTTCGTTGACCTTCCCTCAAACCAAACCAGTTCAGCGCATCACACTCCCTTATGACCGTACATGTTACTCCCTTATGACCGTACAGTTAAGATAATAGTGAGGGAAGGTAACAGAGAACAAAGCTGACCAAGTGAACAAATGGCTAGGATAACCAAAAGTTCGATTGCAGGCATAAAAAAACCCCACCGAAGTGGGGCTTAATTAACTACGTAGATTAATTAACTTGTATGTTCTTTCCAAGCATTAATCTGTTGAGCTATGAACTCAGCCTGACTATCTTCATGCTTTACGAGCCATGCCATGTAAGCCGCTAACTCAGTGGACGCGTCTTTCAATCCGCCGCGTACCTCTTTGTTAAGCTCAGTTCTACCAGAACGTTCTGCTTTTGCCGTTGCTTTCGCTTGGGCTTTCTGCCTAGATTCTAGTTCCTTAGCAAATTCGCCTGCCTCTGCATAGTTACCTGTATTACCAAGTTCCTGAGCTTCAGCCATTAAATCGCTATCGGATTTTCCTTCAAACTTCTCAACCAACGCGGCACGTTTTGCGCTCATTCGAACCGCATCAGGTGTTGCCTTTGCAGGCTTCGTTGCTACCAGTACTTCACCTGCGGTAGCGCTATCTAAACTGCAATCAAGAACACCCTCAGCAAGTAACTTAATAGCCTTACCTATTATGTGACGTACTCTATCCTCACTTAATCCGTGAGCATCTACACATAATTTTGTAACTAACTTACGCGATTGAGTCCATACATTAAAGTCAGGCTCAACCTTACCGCCGTCGGTTACTATGTTATAGAACGCACAGGCTAACTCTATTTCCTTAACATATAACTGCCCCTGAGTTATCTCAAGTTCACCTGCTATATTACCCATAGCAGTACACGCGGCTAACTGAGCTTGATTCAGATACAACGAACTTTTGGTTGTAATACCCAGAAGTTCGCGAGCTGTATTATCGTTTAGTTTATTCATCTTTTAATTACTCCATTGATTAATAACAAGCGGGATTGCTCGCTACAAATAAGACACTAACAGGAAAATAGACAGTGTCAAGAACTTTGTTCGGAACAAAAGGTTATCATAGCCAGATGTTCATTAGTGAAATCAAGCATCTAAACGAACCCACCTCTCCCCCATCACCCCAATCTCACCAACATCTCACCCAACCCCTTTACACTTAAATTTGCTCAAACGATCAGAAAAAATTTAAAAATCGAACCCCACCCCTGTTTCACGTGAAACACCCCCCTTGCAAAATGGTTGCTAACAGCCAAAAAATTATTTGAAAAATTTTAAAAACTATGGTCTTATTGGCTTTGAGGGTTTGGCATAGAACCTGCATATATAAAAATAGGTGAATAATAACTAGAGGGCAATATCATGAAATGGGAAACTCCAGAATACAGTGACATCCGCTTCGGCTTTGAAGTCACTATGTATATTAATAATAAATAAT